GTAAGCCATGTTATTTCCTTAGTGTGCGTAGTAAGTCCTCAAAGGACGTAGGTTGCGCCATCAGACTATCTAGGTAGCCCCCAGAGGCGATTTTAACGGGGTTAGCCACCAAACCGTTGGATTTATTGGCCACGTATTTTGAAAACCATTGCGGGTCAAAGGCCCCTTCGACGTCAAACCCAGTACCGGCTCGGGCCACGTTATCCTGCACAGCAGGCGCTACAGCGGCAGCTTGAGATGCACCACCGGTACCAGTTGCGCCGATCGAGGGTAGGGTTGCTGTGCTGGGTATTCCACCCCCAACAGGGGCTGCACTTGCGGATGGCACGCCTGCCGTAGGAGCTGAGTTGCCACCACCGCCACCGCCAATAGGGGCTCCGGGACCCCCAACACTCGTACTTCCCACAGACGGGTTAGCCGCGCCTGCAACATTTGCGGCAGTTGAGTTGTCACCTGTGGGGGTTAGCCCAGCCAGTGCATTGTTAATGGCGTCAGATACTGAAGACTTTGTTATACCGGTGGAAGTGTCTCCCGTAGCATCGTTTACCGTATTTTTGATGTCTGTCCCCAAGGTGTTAGTCACACCGGTGAGGTTGCCGATAAGCGAAACCGCAGGTACTGATACCCCTGTGGCATTAGCCACATCTTTGGTCAACGCGCTAAGCGCTACGCCTTGCACGGCACCCCCAAGGTCTCCAGCCAATGCGCTTTGTGCAACACTCGATGGAACGCCCAAGGCCTTGCCGACCAAACCAAAAGCTACGCCGCTCAAAGCATCGCCGGGGGTCTGCTGCCCTGAAGCTATACCGGCAACCGCCTTGGCCACATTAAACGCGGTACCAACTGGACTTACCCCGATAAGCCCTTGGGCTACGGTATTTAGCGCATCTCCGACTTTCTGCATGCGGGTATCACGTTCCGCAGGGGTTTCATCGTTGAACATCTGGTCAGATGTCACACCCGGAGCGCGTAATCCCCAAGCGTAGGCGGGGTCACTCGGAGACACATAGCCAAAGTTTGTGATGGCTTCTCGAATCCCGGGGTCATTAAAGTTGTAGGTGTAAGCATCGGAAGCTGGCAGTCCAAGTACATGGGCCATGTCCGACATCTGCTGAGGAGTCATCTTGGCGTAAGCGTTTGCCAATGCAGCGGATGCTGCGTCTTCTCCCGGCTTGGACATTGCAGTGGCTTTGTCTGCTTGGGCTTGGTCAGTACCGAACCCGCCTTGCATAGCAGCGGAGGTACCGCCACCATCTCCGGCTTCACCCCCACCGCCTTCGCCTCCCCCACCTTCGCCGCCACCTGCGCCTCCACCCTCATCAAAGTGAGCGGTTCCGGGACGTTTCTTGAAGTAGTCTAGGCCTTTAGGTTTCATATCAAACTTTCACTTTCAGCACATTACTGGCGCTGGTGTCGTAGTAAATGTCCCCGGTGCGCAACACCGAAAGGTTTGCTTGGGTAGGTAGGCTGGGCGTAGTAGACCCGGGGTTCGGCGGAAAGCTCAAACCCGCAATGATCGACGAACCCTTGAACTGGGTAGCTGCGGACATGGGCCCGTTATTGTCCAACTGGTTAAAGTACAGCCGCAGCACATTTATAAGCTGGTTCAACATCGCTGGGTCGTACTCGTCCGACGCATTGGGTAGCCGTGGGGCTGTAGAGTTCTTCTGCGTCATGCTTACCTCCGACCGTCAGGGCGAATGTCGATACGGGGACTACCGAGCTGCCATTGGGTACCCAGCGTGTTGCAAGCGATACGCATAGACATCTGCCGACCACGAACCCGGATGTTGAGCTGGCCAGTAAACGTGTCCAAGTCGATGGGGTACGTCTGGGTAGCCACCACAGTTTGCGTAGCGTCTGCACTGGTACCGCCCACCGATTTGGGGTCGTTGTATCCTGAGCCCGAGTTCTTCAGGGGCTGCAGCTGCATGGTCAGGCTCGGCGTGGTGCCATCAGTGGACCCACGGAATGTCAAGTCGGGCAGCATGCGCCAGATAAACGCGAAGTTGTTGCCGTCGTCGATGTCGAACTGGGACGTGGTGATGAACGAACTCATAGGCACCAAGGTGCCGTTAGTACCGTCGTCTACGCCAAACTCGTGATTTACAAGGTTGTTGGAGTACGTAGCCGCCACGGGGTAGTTGCGCAGACCAGTGTCAATCCATGCAGTACGGCCCAACGACCCATAGTACCAAACGTCTTCTACGTAGTTGTAGGCAACATACCGGTCAATCACCACCGAATTCTTGGTGCAGTAGAACCACCAGACTTCATTGAAGCCCTCATTGGTGCTTGAGTACACTTGGTCAAACTGCGTGGGGTTGATGTCGTCGTAAATGAACTGGCGCAAATCGCAGCGCAGGGTAGAAACCTTACCGTCGTACTTGTAAAACTTGTCCACGCCCATCCAGTAGACCACGTTGGAAGCCAAGGCCATAGCGTTAGGACCGGCAATCGAAGTGTTGTCCGCCAGCAGCTGGCTACCCCACACGATCGGAGCGCCCAAATACTGCAGAGAGTAGAACGACGAGTCCGTCCAGACCACAATCTCCTGCCGGCTCTGCAGCGCGGTGACGATCTTTGAGCCATGAGACAGCCGCAGGCTACCTGCTTGATTGGTTGCGGAGGGGTACCACTCTACCGTCGATTCTTGGTCAGACCACCGAATCAGCATGGGGTCAAGGGTCGTGCTGCCGTAGTCATTGGTGCCAAACACGATCACAAACCGGCTGGCATCAGACACCAAGAAATAGTTCTGGTACAGCGGAACGTAGTCCGCGCCACTAAGACTGGACACGAGGATACCGCGAGTAGACACGCTGGTAACCCCAGACTGGGTGCCTGAGGTATTTATGGACGCACCGCCCGGAGTTAGGGCCAAGTTGAACGTGGAAGACGTCAAATACTTGATGTAGTACGTTGTGCCGACGGTCAGTCCGGTAGGCAGTGCCCCCGTGGTTTGGAACTGGATAGGTGCAGCATCCACCACATTGAAGGACGCCGATACTACGGCAGGGCTGGCAATCGTTATGCTAGCTGTGGTCGGGATAATGCCGACGTTGGCACTCCAAAGGTACAGCGGACCGCCCCGAGGGCCGTACAGCAAGTCTTGGCCAAAATTACCCGCGTTCCAGATACGCAGCGCATCCGTCGTAGTAGTACCATTGCCCCAAGTTCCTGAACCCCAAGGCCCTGCACCCCAGCCGGTTAGCGGAACCGCATAGACGGGCCCCGCGTTGATTTGGTACACGGCATAGACTGTGCCGCCACCGGTGGCACTAGACGACGCCGCAGAGGCTGCGGTAATGGTGTACGAGGTAGACCCGCTAATCGCCGTGATTTGGTACTCACCGCTGATCGTAAGACCGCCAACCGCTGTTGCGCCAGTAAATGTAACGAACGAGTTGTTGAGATAGCCACCAGCGGAGTCTGCTACCGTAACGCTCTTAGACCCAGACACTGTAGTGAACGGGTTGGTCAACGTGGATTCTGCCCGCACGGGGGTAATGTCGTAGTATGCACCGCCGTTTTCGATGTAGTACTTAAGGTTGGTGCCCACACCCATCAGGTTTTGTGCGCTAAGGGTCACCCAGTTCCACAAGGAGCGGCATACGCCCAGAAAAGTGTTAGCGGAAATCTGTACCCAACCACCGACTTTCTCAGGCGTGCCTTGGCGGAACCGAACCAAGTTCGACTCATAGTAGCCGCCTTCGTTGGTATAACGCGTGTTTTCGCGGTTGACCCCGGGCTTGAGCGTAAGTTTCTTGAGTGCCATAGCTTATTTTCCCATGAATTGGGCAACAGGTCACCCCAAAACGCGGAGCACGGATTCGATCTTATGCACGCGCTCGTCTAGCCCGATTGTCCCACCATTAATGCGTTTTGTCATGGTCAGGTAGTCGCCGGAGTCGGCAAACTGGTTCAAGCCGTGGGTAGTCCAGAACCAGCCGGCGGTCATCGCCGCGTACTTAGGCGTTGCCACCAAGTCGGGCTGCATAACAAAATCAACCCCACAGGCAGTGCCAGCGTGAAAATAATTAGCATGCCCAGTAAGTTGTATGCAACCCCGGCCACGAAAACGATACCCGTCACCAGAAGCCTCGTCACGGTTTCCCATGCGGTCAGCGTAGACTTTGTTGGCGATTTTCTGGGGATTCTTGGCATACTGGTTGGCAATCTCAAGGGTGGGGAAGCGTTTTGACCACAGGCGCATGAGCGCCTCGGCCTTGTAGTTCAAGTTCTCTTCAAGGGTACGGAAGTTGTTGCACTCGTGGCTGCACTGGCCAATGAAGCTGGCCTGACGCGCAGGGGTGTCAATGCCGAACCGGTCAAACGTGGCATTCAAGGCCAAATCCCAACCCTGCGGGAGGCCCATATCTTGGCACTGTTCAAGGCTTAGCATTGATCTTCTCCCTCACTTCGTTGTAGGCATCGACACAGGCTGCGTGCTTGCGGATGGCTGCGTTTCCGTCTTCTGTGATGGTGACAAGAGCTTGAGCAGTCTGTCGGTCAAGTTCGGCTCGGTTTTC